TATATGAAAAGAAGTTTAATTCTTACAGAAAGACAATTAACAAAATTAGTTAAAGAAATTGGCGAAGTAATGACTACTAACAAAATACGTGGTTATTCTTTTGACTGGGACGATAATATACTTTTTATGCCTACAGAAATTAAAATGGAAAAAAAAGATGGTCTAGATTGGGTACCAGTAAATGTTAGTACTGAAGATTTTGCGGATTTAAGAAACGATAGTGACTATAGATTGACAGACCATTCTTTTATGGATTTTGCAGAACCACAAACTTTTATTACCGATGTTAAAAAAGCTATAGATGATAAAAAGTTTGCTCCTAGTTTCGAAAAATTTAAGGAATCCCTAATGTACGCAAACCCATTCTCAATTATCACAGCTAGAGGTACACCACCACACGCAATCAAGGAAGGTGTTAGGTTATTAATTGGTATGACTTTTGAATCTAAGGATATTAATTTTATGTTAGAAAATATAGAAAAGTCTTACCCATCTACAAGTGATATGAGTATGGATGAAAAATTAGATTTTTATCTAGCACAAAATGATTATTCACCAGTATCTTCTCCAGAATTTAAAGAAAAGTTTGGTTTAGATGCTGACGCTGATAAACCAGAAGAAGGTAAAAAAATAGCTTTAAGAGATTATGTTGAGAGAGTGGTTAATGGAGCTCAAAAATTAACAAATGGTGAGTACGATAGACTTAGTATTGGGTTTAGTGATGACGATAGAAGGAATATAGAAGCTGTTATGGATTACATTAAAAAAGAATTATCTGTAGAGTATCCTGGTGTAGAATTTTTTATCTACGACACATCACAAGGAGAAAAAAATAAGATTATAATATCTAAGATTGATAGCTAGTATTATTTTGCTGCAAACGTATATTTATATATAAACTAGTAAATACTAACCTTAGGTAATATTTATTAACAAATAAAAAATTAAAAATTAAAAAAACATGGCCGATTTATTAATGAAAATGCCCGTACCCTATGAACCAAAGAAAAAGAATAGGTTTATAATGAGATTTGATTCTTCTTTAGGTATTAACGAATGGTACGTAGAAAGTACTTCAAGACCACAAGTTACGATAGGGTCTGTAGAGATACCATTCCTAAATACTTCAACATATGTAGCTGGTAGATTTGTTTGGGGTACAATTAACGTAACGTTTAGAGACCCAATCGGACCATCAGCTTCACAAGCATTGATGGAATGGGTAAGGTTACATGCTGAATCTGTTACAGGTAGAATGGGTTATGCGGCAGGATATAAAAAGAATATAGATTTAGAGATGCTAGACCCAACTGGGGTAGTTGTAGAAAAATGGGTATTACAAGGTTGTTTCTTAACAGATGTTAACTTTAATGATTTAGCTTATAGTGATGAAGGTTTAGCTAATATAGCAGCAACATTGAGACCTGATAGGTGTATATTAGTTTACTAATATAATTTTAATCATAATATTATAAGACCCACAGTTATGTGGGTTTTTTAGTTTACAATACTTATTGTAGATATTTACGAATTTTTATTCACTTAATAAATAACTTTTTCTATAATTGTTAATAAATAATATAGTATATAAAATGGAAAATTTACAACAAAACGAAATAGACCCTACAATCCCATACGATTTAGTGGAATTACCATCTAACGGGGTGTTTTACAAAAATAAGAAAAAAGCTTTAAAGGTTTCATACCTAACAGCAGCTGACGAGAATATCCTAACCTCACCTAACCTATCAGAATCTGGTGAATTAATGGATACATTACTAAAAGCTAAAGTTTTAGATAAAGATGTCGATGTTGTAAATTTAGCTGAATGTGATAAACAAGCTATATATGTGTTTTTAAGAAATACGGCTTTTGGTCCAGAATATAAATTTACATTAAAAGACCCAGAAACCGGGAAAGAGTTTGAACACGTTTTAGACCTTTCAGTACTAAGAACTAAAGAAGTGGATACTAAACCTAACTCAGACGGAACTTTTGATTACACACTACCTAAATCGGGTAAAAAGTGTAAATTAAGACTGTTAACACCCGAAGACGCAAAACATTTCCAAGTATTAGAAGAAAGTTACAAAAATATGAAAGTAAAACCTATGGCTACAAAGAAACTAGAAAAATGTGTTGTAGACATAGACGGTGAAAGAGACCCAATGACAATATCTTTAGAAATACATAAATTACCCTTGTTCGATGCTCAACAAATTAGAAAATTCTTAAGTACTGTTGAACCTGGTTTAGAGTTAGAAAGAGTGGCAAAATCACCATCCGGTAAAGATGTTAATTTTACCGTTAATTTTGGTTTAAACTTTTTTCGTCCTTTCTTCGGGCTATAGGTATGCCCTATTGGAAGAGATTTACTACCTAACTAAAAACTTTAATTTTACTAGAGAAGACATTTTAAAGATGCCAATCTTTGAAAGAAGGTTCTATCTTAACAAATTTTCCGAAGAAATCCAACAAAGAAATCAAGCAATCGAGACTGCTAGGAATAAAAACCAAAGGTAAAATATTTATATACAAACAAATGTATGTATAAATTATCTTTACAACTTAAAATAGAGGGTTTCCTATCTAACGGAAAACCTTATCTAGCCTCCCACCCAGAATTAGGTGTACCTTTAGGTGTGTTTAACACTTATGACGAACCCGATTATCCATCTAGGGTTAACTCCATTAAGAAATTAGGGAAAAAAGGTAACCCCATATCACTATCATTAGCTAAAAAATTAGGAGTTAAAAACCCAATACCTTCATTTGCTGATGTTGTTTTTAAAGATGGTAAAGGTGATGAGATTAAAATTAGTAAATCTGAATTTGAAAAAGTACTAAGAAAGGAAGGTTATAGTAAAGGGTCTAGTGGTAGTGATACACCGTATAGAGATTATGACCTTTTAGGTGAAAGTCAAAATGTATTATTAGAATTAAGTAAACAAAGAAGTCAGGCAGATTTAACACTTAGAGATACTATGGGTATGATACAATCTCTTGTTGGTCTAAGTGAGGGTGGTGTTGGTGATAAAGCAAAAGGGTCAATGGAGGCCTACTTAGATATTTTATCACTTACGGATAGTATGCGTAAAGGTATAGTTAAGGAAATGGGGATGGATGAAATCTTCATGGACGATATCATATTAAGTATAACAAAAGCCAGTAAAGATTTAGCCGGATTTGCTTTAACAGCTAATGATGTTCATAAAATTTTAATGGATGTTAGTGAGGAAACTGGTAGAGCATTCCTAATACCAAAAGAAGCACTAGTCAATGCGGCTAAACTTGAAGAATTATATAATATTGACATGGCCAATGTTATTGGTGAATTTGATAAAATTGGTGTTGGGTCTGTAGAAGCTACGGAAACCACAAACCGAGCGATAGCAACAGCTGGTAGGTATGGAGCTACAGTATCAAAACTCCTCCCAAAAGTACAACAGAATATAGCTAAAATTAACACCTATGGGTTCAAAAATGGTGTTGATGGTTTAACTAAAATGGTTGCAGAAGCTCAAGTACTTGGGTATAATTTTGAAAACGCGATGCAAATGGCTGACAAAGCCTTCACACCTGAAGGTGCAATTGAAATGGCGGCAAAACTACAGATGGTTGGTGGTGCGGCTAGTGAACTATTAGACCCATTCCAATTAATGTATATGGCTCAAAATGATGTTGAGGGTCTACAAAAAGCAATTGTAAAAACAGCAGAAAGTGCGGTAATGTTTAATAAGGAAACCGGTGAGTTTGGTATATCACCGGGTGAAAGAATGAGGTTAAAAGCTGTAGCTGAAGCTACAGGTCAAGACTACACTAACCTTGCTGAGACGGCTATTAAGGCCGCAAAAAGAACTCAAGCTATAGGAAAACTTGGGGGAATACCCGAACTTAGTCAACAAGACAAAGAGTTAATTGCCTCTATGGCGGATATCCAAGCTGATGGTACCTTTAAAGTAAAGTTGGGGGATATGGGTGAAGACTTGTCTTTTAGTGAGTTACAAAAAGCAATAGTTGCGGAGGGTGGTATGCAAGGTGGTATCATGGATAAACTAAGAACACAATCTGAAAAAGATGCGATGGACTTAGATGCTGTTAATAAAGCACAACTTACCGTACAAGAAGGTATGGCTGCAAATACAGCACTTATACAAAATCTTTTAACAGAAGCTGCAGCTACCGGTGTTTTAGGTACTTCAGCTCAAGAATTAGCAACTCAGATAGCAAAATCAGGACTAGGTGATGAGTTATTAAGTGGTACCATAATAGGTGGTAAAGATTTAGGTAGTTTACTAACCGGTGCTGGTACTGGTATTTTGGGAGCTGCGGACGCGGGTCTTAGTGGTGGTGTTAGTGGTGCGTTTAGGGGTTCCCAAGCAGAATTTGAAAAAAGAAATCAAAGTCCGGCATCTGGTGGTCTTTATGAGGGTGGTGGTTTAGACGCTGCCGAGATGGATATGTCAAATCCAAAAGAAATAGAAAATTATTTAAAAAATACACCACAAGGGCAAGAACTAATAAACAACTACGTAGATAATACAATAAATACAAACAATCAAAATATGTCAAATGGTGATACGGTAAATATAGTGTTTTCACCACTAGAAATAAAATACGACGGTAACACAATAAAACTAACACCAAACCAAGTTAGGGAGGTACTACCACCACTATTTGATGAAATTGCTTTAGGTGTTAGTAAAAGTGGTAAGAAATCCACGACACCATAATTAGAAAACAGTTAGATAACCTATTTATAATAAAAGATTTTAAACTATGTCCATAGGCAAAAATACAGGAAAAAATTATCCATTCACCCAAGGAGACTTTAATATCTCTATTGCGGGTACGCGAAGGATTAGAGAGGCGTTACTCGCTAGAAACTTAGACGGGTCTTATTTAAATAGAGGAAACCCAATACCACCGAACGGAGACCAAAAACCCGGAAGTGTGGTTGTGGACAAACAAACTTGGAAATCTGTAACAGATTCACCCCTTCCTGAAGAGGTTACAAATATGAATGGTATACCTTTAAAAAAAACACAATTTTTAGTAAATAAATACGGACCAGAAACTGGTTATGGTAATCCACTTTCCGTTGATGTGGTAAATTTGGTAACCGAGGCCCAACTAGAGTACGTAAGTCAAAACACATTACAACCCCAAGGGTTTAAACCAGGAATTTCATTCGACAACTTCTCCTACTCCAACTACACAGCTATAGAAATATTACAATCAGTAACTAGTAATAATGGAAATTTAGTCACTATAAACTCTATGGTCTTAGACGACTCAACATTAATAAAATCATCCTTCCCATACTTAAAAGATAATTTAGGGTATAATATGGCACAATTTGATTTTAATATTAGTGATAAGGGTGACGCTAGTTCAAATATAACAACATCACCTGGTGCACTATTACCACCAAAATCAGATTACTTATCTAGATTAGAAGGGGCATTTACAATAGAATCAACAATACCCGGTAATTATTTTTTCCCAGTCACACCATTAGATATTAATGGGATAGTTGGTCAAGGAGCTAATAATATATCCCAGACAACCATGGCTGGACAAGCTTCACTTATATTAAATTCTATATGGAATGGTATAACTAACTCTAACCCACTACCCAATACACCTTTAAGTCTTCCAGCCCCATCAGATAAGTTTATTGAACACATGGGGAAAAACCAACAATCTATATTGTTTAGTAATCTTAATTATAACATATATAGACCAGATTATGGCAGGGCACAGGTAGACCCTTCAGTGACCGCACCACTTTCACACTATTATGTGGGTAGTAAAAATACAGAACCAGGGTTAATACAATCACCTATAGAGGCAACACCACAAGATGTTTTTGGTAGGCAGATAAGGGCTTTAGTTTATGGACCTTCCGAAGTATATAAAGAATTTGACAACGTAGACGGTAGAGCTTTGTGGAGATACTACCAAATGGGGTCTTTAGGGAAAGCTACTACTGATGGTGGTACAATAGAAGGTGGGTTTACTTGGTTTGGTAAAAATTCAGTACAGTCCATAGATTCATCCTTCATGTTCTTTTCAACTAGGTCAGACCTAAAACCAAAAAAGAAAGGTGGTTTATTAGATTATACACAAAAATTAATGGATTCGGCACCATCTTACGGTGGAGCAAAATGGAAACACGCTGGTAATGCGATAGACCAAGTATCTAAAGTTTTTAATGATGGGTATAAAAATATATCTAAAGGGTCTAGGGTTGTGGACTTTATACCTGGTGAGGTTGTTTGGAATTGTGTGGAATATTGTAGAGCTTGGACAAAAGATAGACCGTACACCAAATACAAAGATTTGGTTAAGAGTGGTGGTAACATGTGGAAAAATACAGATTCGATACTAGACTCAACCTTTAATCTAAATATAGCACCCACAAATTTAACTGGTGGTAAATCTACTACAATGCCAGATGGTACAAAAGTTAAAAAATATATGTTTTCTGTTGAAAATTTATCATGGAGGGGAACAAGTGAACACACTAACTTACCCGCTTCAGAAAAAGGACCTAATGGTGGAAGAATTATGTGGTTCCCACCTTATGACATACAAGTGGGTGATACAAATTCGGCTAGTTGGAGTAGTACTAATTTTCTAGGTAGACCAGAACCAATTTATACGTATAACTACACGGAAAGGTTGGGTACACTTTCTTGGAAAATAGTTGTTGACCACCCAGCTATACTAAACTCAATAATAGACACCCAACTAAAGGGTATGCCTGACTCGGAAGCGGACGCAATTTTAGAATCTTTTTTTGCTGGATGTAGGAATTATGACATATACGAATTAGCTCAACAATACCCTAATTTAAGTTTTGAATTTTTAAATCAAATGCAAGTAGCGTTAGTTGGTGGGTCAAAAGATGTTACGGATGATTATAATGCCGACCAAAATAACACCGCACTAGATAATTTATCATCTGAGGACGATATGGGTGGTCATTTAACTGAAAAAGAAGCACAAGATATTGAAAATAATCAAAATAGGGATGCTGAAAACGGACACCTAAATGTTAATAACGTTAACCAAGGAACAACTAATGGTGGGTTTAGAATTGGTTATACAGATAAAAAAGCTACAATAACTAGTATAATTAGAAAATTATTAGGGGAGTCAAATTACTTTACATTCCTGAGAGAACAATATCCATTTATTTATCAATCGATGAGGGATAACCTAAAGTTTTTTCATCCAGCTTTTCACTCTATGACACCAGAAGGGCTTAATTCTAGATTAACATTCTTACTACAATGTGTAAGACCTGGTAAAACGATACCAGTAGTTACTGAACAAGGAACTACAATGGTTGATGCTGACAATACAGCTTTTGGACCACCACCAATATGTGTACTTAGAATTGGTGACTTCTACCACTCCAAAGTTGTATTTGACTCCATAAGTTATTCTTACGATGAAAACTTATTAGATTTAAACCCTGAAGGTATAGGGGTACAACCTATGATAGTAAGTGTACAAACTAACTTTAAGTTTATTGGTGGTCAAGGATTGGAGGGTCCTGTTAGTAAATTACAAAACGCATTATCATTTAGTTATTTTGCAAACACAGAACTATACGATGAACGAGCACAAAATGTACAAGTTTCCGAATTCGAATCTCTAAAATCACCATCCGAAGTAGCAGAAAACTTCCAGAACTTCTTTAAAAAACCAGAAGGTGGTACAGACACTTCTGAGGGTGAAACTGGTGAAACAAATAAAAAAGGACATCTAGAAGAAACTGAGTAATGGCATTATTAACTGGAGAAACAAAATATAAAGTACTATATAATACATTTTTAACTAATGCTAAAAATTATAGTGAATTCATTAGTACTGGTTTTATAGATTTATACACACAAAAAGGTCATGGTGTTTTAGAGGAGTCTTTTAGGTATGTTGCTTATGAATGGGGTAACATTATGGATACAAACCCTAACCTAGTTGGGTTCCCACAAGACTCGTTGGAAAGGTTGGATGTTAAGTACCTACAATTAAGGGATTCTATAACCGCTCAAACAACTGGTATACAACAAGAATTGCCTTTTGGTAGTAATAGTGATGATATGGAATATGTTAAAACTGTTTTACTAAAACACGTTAAAAGTTCTTGGGTTGATTTAAGGGGTCTATTTTTAGAATTCTTAATTGAATTAAGGGAGAGACAATTACAACTAACAAACTCTATCGATAAATTAAATATGGTATCGTCAAGTGTCGGTGGTTATTTAACTGGTAGTTCTAACAACGGTTTAGTTAGTTTTAATTTAACGACAGGAACAAGTACCACAAATTTAATCTCACAAGTTTCCGCAACATCAAAAACCCTAGAGGTCTTCTGTTCTAACGCTTACGGTTCACTTACACCAGAATACACTTACACATTACCTCACCCTAACGAATATCTATTTTTTATTGATAAATTAATGAGTAATGAAATTATTAGGTATATGGATTCGTATACTCGTTACGGGTACGCTGAAAAATTAATATCTTTTAGGTCAAATGAATTAATTAAAGATTTAACCAAGACCAGGACAAAATATAGTGCTGGTATTAAAAAAGAAATTGTAGAACCCTACACGACAAATTTATTAAAATTTGCAATAACGTTACTAAATTATGATACAAAAAAATATAAAAATTATTTTGAAAAAACAGAACTACCAAGTAAACTAAAATTAATGAAAGGTACACCAAAAGCGGTAGATAGTTTCGAAGTTAACTTTACACAAAGTAATAGTGAGTTATCATTAGTGAGAGGTTTTTACGATTCTACTGTAATGGGAACTAACAATAGTAGTTATAATTTAAAAATAACAAAAAATATAAGCATAACTTAAAATGTCATACTATAACAGATATAAAGATTTTAAAATTAACGGTATAACTAAAACAGTACCCCTAATAACTGTACCTAAAAAGAGTTCGGATAAATACTTAGTTTATAAAGTTGGGAAAAGTAGACTAGATAAAATCTCACAACAAATATATAATACCCCCTATTTTGGTTGGTTAATATTACAGTCCAACCCAGAGTACGGTGGACAAGAGTGGAATATTAAAGATGGTAGAATAATAAGAGTACCGTTTCCACTAACTGTGAGTCTACAAGACTACAAAAGTGAACTAGATAAATATTTTTTATATTATGGCAGATGAGATTATTAACGCAAGTGAGAAAGTATACGTTGAACAAATTTGTGACAACTTAGTACTCATAGACCCAAATAAAATAACAAGTGCTAACGGACAAAGTATTGAAGACCGGTTGGTTAGGCATGAAGATTTGGTGATTTATGTTAATTTAGTGGCTAGAGTTATTCCTAGGTCTAAATTAATAGTTGGTAAAGGAGCTTCAGATACTGGTGTAAAGGTAGAGTTATTTGATGGTGAAATTAACTTCTTAAAACCGGTAGATAAAAAATCATTAGATAGTGATTGGACTGAAGGGTTTACTGACCCATCAGTGAATAAAATCCAAAGACAAGAAGATACTAACGAAAATGGACAAACTTTTATTTCTAAAACCATAGAAAATAAAAATGACTTCCAAGGATTTGGTATAAAAAATATTGATATTAAAATAAGTTCTTCTTTTGTTCCAGAAGTAACTATAACTTTTGTTGATATTAGGGGTAAAACTTTATTTGAACAAGCAGAAGGTAATACACCCTACACAGCATTTTTTCATTTACCTTACCCACAATTTGATTTAACAGTTAAGGGTTACTACGGTCAAGCTGTAAAATACCAACTAGCACTAACCAATTTTAAAGCTAGTTTTGATAGTAACTCTGGTGACTATAATGTTACCGCTAATTTTGTGGGTAATCACATAGCATTATTAAATGATATTAATTTACAACAAGCGATGTTGGCACCTTATTTATACCCAACCACCACGCAAACATCTACTAGTGTGGAAACTATAGAAAAAGGTTATGGTAGAAAAGTTATGGACGAAGTTTATACTATCTATAAAGAATTACAATTAATACCACAAGATTTTCCACATTTAACAATTTTTGAATTAATAGGTAAAGTAGAAACATTCACAGACAACCTAAAGAAAAATTTTAAAAAAGTTGATTTAGAATTTACAAATGACCAAAAAATATACCAGGATAAACTTAAAACATTTTATAATGCTATTTTTGGTACTAACGGTTGGTTAGAAAATTATGTAGACACTAGTAAAATTATATTATTAGATGTTAGTGTTGGTTCTTCTGTGGGTGGTGGTAAAAAAATTACAACACAAGCTGTTAGTCTTAAAGAAACAACAACTGAATACATACAAGATGCTGAAGGTAAATTAAAATATATTATAGAAGGTTACAAAAAAATATTAGGTGAGAATAATACTTTTGGTATGGGTAAAGGCCCTGGGTCCGTTAACCTAGTAAAAGATTTTAAAGTAGAAAACCAAAGAGCTAGAAGTAATAACGCTAACAATATAAATGAAGTACCGGAACAAGGTTGGTATGTTTTAGATGACACACCTAAAAGTTTTGGTGGGGTTTTTGCTAGAGTCCTAGAAGAATTTGAAAAAAATTATAACGAAATACAGTCTGAGGTAACAGAAAAGTTAAATAAAGTATTTAAAGAAAGTCTAACGATAAACCCAACTATTAGAAATATGACAGCTATAGTTATAGCTGGGGTTGATACATACCTAAGAATACTAGACAAGGTACACACCCAAGCTTTTGAACAAAGAAATAATCCAGATAGAGTAAAATCGATTATCACTGATAAGCAAAGTTATAAAGATGCTGTGAAAGGTGAAACAACTGTTTTTCCTTGGCCTCAATACTATGAGTTTGATGACCAGGAAAATAAACTTGTTTTAAAATATCCTGGAGCCGCAGGTAGTTTATCCACCACAAAAGCCTACAGTAAAAAAATATGGCCAGAAGTTGAATTTATTGAGGAGTATACAAAATCTGTTTTAACTAGGAAAAACGAAGCACCACTACCGACAAAAAATGAAGAAACTGTCATTGAAATAATCCCTATATCTGTTAGGGAATTTCCATTTAGTAATGTAATGTATAAGACAAAAACTAAATATGATTTAATGTGGGAAATAATAGATAGAGCTCAGGATTTTACCCATTATGTTGGTGTGACCGGATACCAACTAGGAAAGCCACAACAACTATCCGACACAATAATACAAGCGGCAACTAACGATAGTAAAAATTTAGAATTCGCTATTAAAGAAAATTTAGAACTATCTGAGTTTTTTAAGGATAATGGTCTAGACTATGCTAAATTATTATTACAACTAAAAGACTCAACACCGGGACCACATTTCTTGTGGGATGCAACTGGTTTTATAAATACACCATACATAAATGATAGAGTAAATAGTAATAATATAATAGGCACAAACTTTGGGTTATACCCAACATCCAGCGTAAAAGAAAAATACACCAATAATGGAGAATATGGTATGTATAAAAATCTTTATTTACAGAGTAAAAAAACAAATGATGCATTTTTTGACTATTACCCATTTAATTACACTAATAAAAGTCTAGTAAACAGATTAGCTGATAGTGATAGTATAGCTTCAGGTTCAGACTTTTTTATAATAGACGAATTAGATATACAATCACAAACAAATGTTTACGGTACGGAAAACCATAAACTCTTCTTCTCAAATCTAAATTGGGAGTCAGGTAACTACGGTAATTTTGGTATAATAACTAAACCAGACCAACTAGATGTTATAAAAACATTTAAGTTAGAAACAGATTGGGTTGAATATTATGACACCACAGAAAAAGATATACTCCTACAACCCTTAACAGAAGGCATAAATAACACTTCACCCTTACTACAGTGTGTGTCTATGTTAAACACACCTTGGTTCGCGAACGCAATCTATAGAGCAAACACAAAAGAAACCACATCAGTTACTGACCCATATGTTGAAGCGGCTTATTTATTTTTAAACTCATTACCCCTTTCTAGTACTTTAGAAAAAGTTATAAAAGAATTTAATAATAAAAATCAGTATGGTGGTTACGTTGCACAATTAATTAAACAATTAGCGAGTTATCACGAGTTACCATACTCTTTTGTTTTAAAACTTGGTTCTATTTGGTGGAACTACAAAAATAACAATGCACAACCAATCCAAGAAAGTATATTTGTTGGGTTAGGTGGGGACCCAACTACTAATATGGGTGAAGATGGTAATGTGTCTTGTGATAGGTTTTATGTAGACTCAGGTTATGCAAATCCTTTTGGGTTTTACGATTTTACACACGATGGTAATATAATACCGGGGTTAAACACAACAGAGGTAACGTTAGGTCTTTGGCCAAGACTTATTGATGTGACAAATAATATTGTAACTGGTACTAACGTGTTAAGTCCTGTTGGGTCCTGGGTACCAACACCAATACTACAAAACAACTTTATAAATTCGTTCCAACTAGAAATACAAAAAGAAGAAAATCTTTCATTTAGTAAAGGTGGTATTTCTTATAATTTTTACACAACTTTCGCTGATTCTGTTACAATTGGTAATGCTGGGATTAAAGATGTAGATGTGACAACAGACCCATATTATATATTATACCCATCCACAGGTGGTTTAGTAAATACAGATTTAAGTTTTATGGGTGACAATATAAATACAGCTGGTTTTGATGGTAGTGCTAGATTTTTATGGGCTGGTGCTGGTTATGGTGCTTTTGATGTTAATAATGTTGGGACCCCCGGTTCTTACGGTGCTATATATGGTTGGGCACCACCTAGTGCTTATATGAAAAAAATTAATAAATCTTTGTCAGAACAAGAAGCTTGGAATATAAATGCTGGTTCATTTTATGATGACTTTAGTGAGTTGTTATCGGTATTCCCGTCACAGGTTTTAGATGAATTTGAAAAACAATTTTTAAATTTTTCCCAATCACAAAACCCAGACGCTAGTATTGTTGAGGGTAAGTACAATAATTTTAAATCCATTTTTAAAGATTTTATGGTTCTTAAAAAATCTGAAGTAGAATCGGAAACCCCCATAGTTACAACTGAAGAATTAGCAAAAAGTCAATACAAAAAATTCTTAAGTGTATGTAGGATATTTTTAAACCAATCAGTTATTTACAAACACGGTTCAGTTAATGGGTGGGACATAACAGTATCACCAGGGTCATTGACAGCGGAAACAACTTCGACACTATCACTAGTTGATTATATAGTAGGGACTAATCAGGTTTTAGGATTACCTAAATTTGATAACTCAGTAATTACACCAACAGCATTTTTTGCTAACAATATTTCACAACACGTATATCCAAGAGAATATATTAGTTTTTCAAATACTGAATTTAATAGAATAACAAAAATATGTTTTGACTTCTTTAAAGAATACGATATATCACACACGCTAGTTTACCAATTCGCACCTATACTTAAAACCTACATAACTTCCACAGAACAAAACTCTCCGGGTAGTAATAATGGCATGGGTAAATCTGAATTTAATATAGCTTTAAATAACATATTAAAGGCTATTAAACAAACCACAGAATTATACACAACTACATTTTTAAAAGCTATTTCTAAAATAGACCCATTTAAATCTCTAAATAACCAATCAGGTAATTTTAGTGATGATTCTGAAGACCAAAGACCTAAAATAGTAGCTGACAACCTAAAACTAGAACTATACCAAGTGTTTAAAACGTTTAACGATAAATGGATATCAGGGACTAAAGTACAGGGTGATGATGTAAACACTAGTAGGACTGCGGGTTCTAGTGTAACTTTTCACAATACAGTTATGGAGAGATTTATGTTTTTAGATAACGCTAATAGGGATATTGGTAATGAAGCTATTGTAGATATCTATATGTTTTTAGGTTTAGACACACCATTTACTGACGAACCAAGTACTTCTGTAAAACAAACGATAGGTGGGTTTATGAGTAATATGTGTAGTCTAAATAAATTTAATTTTATACCGTTACCAGCTTATGTTAATTTTTATAACATGCAAGGTAACAACACACAAGCACAAGGAGATACTATGTTTGGTGCCTTCAAAGAGGTTGACACAACAAAGTCCTCACCTAAATACCTATGTCAGTATGTTGGGCCACCATCAACCAGTTTAGATATAAAAAGTTTTAACTATGGGTATAATAACGATTCGTTTATTTTAAATAGAACAAACCCAAACCCACTATGTGGTCCTATACCTAATACTGAAAAAGAAAGACAATTAAGTAATAAGGTAATGGCTTTTGCTGTTGATTTTGGGATACCAAACCAACAAATTTTTGAGAACCTAACATTGGACCAATCAGAATTTCCAAATACTAGTGAGGCGTTTAGAATTATGGAAGACATGGGTAAAATGGCGACTGGTTCAAAAGTGTCTACTAACTCACTAAATTTATTTAATCTATATAAATCTAGGTCTTATAAGTGTACTGTAACCTCGATGGGTAACGCACTAATTCAACCAACCACCTATTTCCAACTAAGATATGTTCCTATGTTTAGTGGGCCATACCTTATTATGGATGTTAGTCACACCATAACCCCAAATGATATGACAACAACATTTACTGGTGTTAGGGTGGGTATAACAAGCTTACCCAAAGTTACGGATATGTTGGCTACGATTCAAGAAAAATTATTAAAACAATTTGATGAAATTGAGGAAACAATATCTGTAAGTAAAGTAGATAGTGATTTAGATGAGTTTAACTTAACTAGTGTAGAGGTTGATAATAAGATTATGGATACTGAAGCCGACATTAGTAGTCTAGATTTCCCAATACAAGACCCGGTAGACTTAAATAAGATTTCTACACCACAACCAAATCAAGCTTTTTGGGCTAGAAGGACAACAAATAATGGTGGGGTAAAAATGCATAAAGGTATTGACTACCAACCAAAATTAGAGTTTGAGGGTGTAGATATTAGTATTTTATCACCAGTTTCAGGTATTGTTACTAAGAAGTTTACTGGTTGTGTAGCTGGTAGTACTGAAAAAGCTAAAAAATGTGGTGGTGGTTACGGAAATTCACTGTATGTAGATAAAACACTAATTAAACAAACAGACACTACTGGGTGGGTAGAAGGGGCTATATCTAGATACCAATTTAGACTAGCTCACCTAAAAGAGAATACAATAACTGGGGTGTCAGAAGGACAGGGAATAAATAAAGGTCTAGTACTCGGCACTATGGGTACTACCGGTAATTCAACGGGCATACACCTACACTACGAGATAAGAAAATACATTATTAATAAAAATTTAGGAGAAGATGAGATATTCTTAAACCCAAATAACTTTAATAGTTCGTATTTAACTGAAGAAAAAACAACATAAATAAGTCTTTAAAGATTTTATTTATATTAAACAATATTTATATAATAAAGAATACTATGGTAACAGAAAATTTAAAACAAAAATTAGGTAACTTTTTGGGTAAAAACACAAACAATGTTGTCGATAATGGACAGACAACTGAGGGTAAAGAAGTTTGTGATTTAGACACTGGGATTTGTTATACTATAAGAAGTAGAGACGGTTTGATTGAAAGAGTAGAAAATGAAACTAGAGTTAACAGAAAAGTACAGGTAGAATCACCTAACGGAAAGGTAAAACAATTATTAAATGGATAATTTAGAAAAAAGTTTAAACGAAGAAATTAAAAGATTTAACCAGATAGGTTACAACTCGAGAAATTTACAAGAACAAATGTTGGGTACTGGTAATGGTTCTGGTTTTGTGCAAAATCAAGGTAAATCTGACAAGTTAGAAAAGTTTGAAATACGACAACAAGAAATGTCTGAACAAGAAGATTCAGAGGATGAAACTGAAACAGCTACTTTTGACGAAATGGGCGTTGGTGATGAAGATGGGGGAGAGTTAGATATTGACGCTTTAGGTGATGAAACTGCCGAACTAGATACACCACCACCACCACCCCCAGTACCTCCAGTAGCTCCAGCAGCTCCAGTAGCTACAGATACCCCAACTGCTGAAGAGGACGCTACCGAAGTTGAGGTTACTGATTTAGTTGATAAACAAGAAAACTTAGAAAAGAATACAGAAGAAACTAACGATAAATTAGAGTCTTTAATGGATATGTTAGATGGTATGGAAGAAAAACTATCCGGTATGGACCAACTAATGGTTCAAATTAGTGGTTTAGAAGAAAAAATTGAACAGTATAGACCAAAATCAGAAAAAGAAAAAATTGAAATGAGAAAATTAGATTCCGGACCATACAACCAAACACTTGCAAATTTTTGGGAAGACGGTCAAGACAAATATGAGGCTCAAGGTAAAAAAGAATATGTTTTAACAAGTGATGAAGTAAATAATTTCTCAGACTCAGAAATACAACAAACTTTTAATAATTGATAAGTAATAAAAAATAATTTATAATTAAAGCTCTAATTTGTTTAGGGCTTTTTTTATGGTATTATTTATTACCATATAATTGACAACCACAAATAAGTTAGTTATTATTATCTAAGAAATTAATTATTAAATAAAAAAATAAATCAAATGAGTTCAAGTCTAGACGCCGTATTAGCCCAATACGAAAAAAACAAACAAGCAACATCTTCAAAACCAAGAATGTCGGATGAAGATAGATTAAAACAATATTTCACTATCGCACTACCTAAAGGTGTTAAACAAGGTGAAAAAAGAATTAGAATACTACCAACAACAGACGGTAGTTCCCCATTCAAAGAAGTGTTTTTCCATAACACACAAGTACAAGGTAGGTGGATGAAAATTTATGACCCAGGTAAAGACTCTACCGGTAAACCAACGGGAGATAGAAGTCCACTAAATGAAGTGGAAGAAGCTTTAAGATTAGCTGGTGATGAACAATCCAAAGAATTAGCTAGAAGTTATCGCTCACAAAAATTTTACATAGTAAAAGTTGTTGATAGAGATAAAGAAGAAGATGGTGTTAAGTTTTGGAGATTTAAACATAATTGGAAAGGTGATGGACCAATTGATAAAATTATTCCTATTTGGAGAAATAAGGGGGATGTTACAGACATCAACGAAGGTAGAGATTTAATCCTTATTTTACAAGCAGTTCCATTACCAGGTGGTAGAGGAGAATATACAACAGTATCTTCTGTTATGTATGAAGACCCTGGAACCCTATCAGCTGACCCAGCTCAATCAAAAGAATGGACTTCTGACGCGAAAACTTGGAAAGACGTTTATTCTCAAAAACCAGTTGAGTATTTAGAAGCTATATCTAAAGGTTTGGACCCAGTTTGGGATAATGAATTAAAAAAATACACTTACGATGACCCAAACGCTAAAACAAATAGTACTGTAGATATGAGTTCAACAAGTACAAACGTTGACCCACAAGCAAACCAAAAAGTAGATGAAGATTTACCATTTTAAAAAAATTAAATAAATGGCATTAAAGAAAAGAAGTTTTTCCGACATAAAGAGTAAGTTCTCTAAAAAAGCTAAGTTCAAAGCTGATAAATTTTTTGACCTAGGACCAGAATTCCTTGACGCGACGGGAGTACCTGGTCCAGCTATGGGTCATTTACAAATGTTTTTAGGACATTCAGATACTGGTAAAACAACTGCTTTAATTAAAGCAGCTGTAGATGCTCAGAAGAAAAATATTTTACCAGTAATTATTATCACAGAACAAAAATGGGGGTTTAGTCACGCTAAACTTATGGGTTTTGATTGTCAGGAAACTGTAGACAAAGAAACTGGTGAGTTAGATTGGGATGGCTTTTTCCTATTTAATAATGACTTCCAATACATAGAACAAATTACGGATTACATTAATGAATTATTAGATGCTCAAGAAAAAGGTGAGCTAGATTACGATTTATTGTTTTTGTGGGATTCAGTTGGTTCAATACCGTGTAAGATGACTTTTGAAGGTAAGGGTGGTAAAATGCATAACGCAGCAACTCTAGCTGATAAAATAGGTATGGGTATAAATCAAAGAATAGGGAAATCTAGAAGAGAAGATTCTAAATTTACAAATACCTTAGTTGTGGTTAATCAACCATGGGTTGAATTACCAGACAACCCTTTTGGACAACCCAAAATAAAAGCTAAAGGTGGTGAAGCACTATGGTTAAACTCGACACTAGTTTTTAGATTCGGTAACCAAAAAAACGCTGGAACCACTAACATTTCCGCTGTTAAAGATAAAAGAAAAGTAAAATTCGCTACAAGAACTAAAATAACCATAATGAAAAACCATGTTAATGGTTTGGGGTACGAAGATGGTAAAATTTTAATAGCACCACACGGTTTTTTAGCTGGTAAAGAAACCTCAGAAGAGAAAAAATCAATAGAAAAATACAAACAAGAATATGCATCCTTTTGGTCAGAACAATTAGGTACTGGGGGTGAATTCGACACAAAAGAAGATAAAGAAAATGAATAGTATAAAAGTAGGTAAAAAAGTTAAGGTACACTACATAGGTACCTTTGAAGATGGTGAAGAATTTGACAATTCAGTTAAAAGAGAAGAACCATTAGAATTTAACATAGGTGATGGTAAGGTATTAAGAGATTTTGAAAATACCATTAGAGTTATGAAAATAGGTGAAAAAAAATCCATACACATACCACTAGACCAAGCTTATGGTGAATATGAAGCGAAAGCTGAAATAAAAGTACCAAGAGAAGATTTTCCAAAAGAATTTAGGTTTTTAATTGACGAAAGGATAGAGGGGAATACGAAAGGTGGTAAATCAGCAACAGCTACAATTATTGAAGTAACTAAAAAAGAAGTTACTTTAGATATGAACCACCCTTTAGCTGGTAAAAATTTAAATTTTGAAATTGAACTTTTAGAAGTAGAAAACTAGTATTTAACCTTTTAATTATAAAAAATTGACCAAGACTCTTCTTGTTGATGGAAACTCACTACTACAACTGGGATTTCATGGACTAAAAAACTTCCAAAACAAAGACACCAATCTAGGAGCTGTATTTTATTTTCTTAATACGATAAAAAGATTAATATCTGATTATAATTTTAATAAAGTTGTTGTGGCTTGGGATGGGGAAAAAAATTACGAAAGTAGAAGAAAAGTTTACCCAAATTATAAAATAAAACGCACAAATAATAGATTAACTGAAGAAAAACGTGAATCTCTATACTCACAAAAAGTAAGAGTACAACAATATCTAGAAGAAATATTTATTAGACAATGTGAATTTAAAGGTCACGAAGCCGATGATTGTATAGCTTTCTATAGTTTAAATAGCAACAAAGAAAAAATTACAATACTGTCTAACGATAGAGACTTAACACAACTCATATCAACCAACACAAATCTAAAACTATTAAATAGTTTACAAATAGTTGAAAAGGGGGATAAAATTAAATTTGAAAAACAAATAGTACCAGTAGAAAATATAAAACTAATTAAAATTGTGTGTGGTGATTCTTCTGATGATATAAGTGGTATTAAAAATGTGGGAATAAAAACCTTAATTAATTTAGTACCAGAAATAAATAATAAAAAAATTGAACTTGATGATTTTTTATCTATTTGTAAAGATAAATATGAAGGGGGTGATAAAAACTTTAGACTAAAAAACATAATAAAAGGTATTACAAAAGAAGGTGAACTAGGTGATGCTTTTTTTGAAAGAAATAAATTTTTAGTTGATTTAGGTGTTAGCTTATTACCTGAAAAAGAAAAAAAAGAAATTAAGCAATTAATAAATGAAAATATGGACCCTGAAGGGCGTTCATATAAAAACCTATTAAGGATGATGATGAAAGACGGTTTATTCAATTTTATTGGAAACTCTGATAAATCTTTCTTAAATTTTACTGAACCGTTTTTAATGTTAACAAGAATAGAAAAAAATAAATTTAAAAAAATTTTATAAAATGAAACAATTTGAAGAAAAAGAAAAGTTTGAATTCGTATTATCGATAAAAGATAATATTATATGCCAAAGATTTTTTACAGTAAGAAATCATAATCCAAAAACCGTAAAGTCTGTAGACCTATATGAGACTGTTAAATACATAAAAGATACTATATGTCATGAGTTATTATTAAAAACAATAGATATTATTGATGAATTTTATAAGGAAGATATGTCAAAATTACATGAAGAAAAAGATTATTTTACGATAAGTATTAAAAAAGGTAATCAGGTAATTATGAAAAGAATTTTCCCTGCCGACATTTACCCACCTAAAGTAAAGTTTTCTGTAGACATAAGACCAAAAATTTCTTACATACTTAGAGAATTAACTGACGTTTTGTCACTTAGAGATGTGGACACCTACTACCTAGATAAACAACTTTAATTAGTAATTTTAATATTTATTTCTAAAGAACAGCATATGACAAACACCGAAAATTTTGGATACCTAGGACACAACTTCCAACTAAAAATACTAAATCTAATTATAACAGATAAATTATTTGCACAATCCATAATTGATAGTATACAATCAAAATATTTTGATAACCAATACTTCAAATTAATTATGCAAATGATGAAAGAATATTATGATAAGTACCAATCACTACCATCTTTTGAAGGTATAGAACAATTAACACAATTAGAAATTTCTTCTGAAATGGCTAAAAAATGTGTTATTGATATGCTAAAAGAAATAAAGGATTCTTCTTTTGAGGACCATTTGTTTATAAAAGAAAAAACAATAAAATTTTGTAAACAACAAGAATTAAAAAAAGCTATTAGAAAGGTGGAGACTATATTAGAAAAGGGTGACTTTGAGAGTTATGATTTATGTGAAGAATATATACGAGAAGCTATTAGTATTGGTGAGGGGGATGAAGGAACACTAGAAGTATTCCAAAATCTAGAAGACGTTTTAAAGGAAGACTATAGACACCCAATACCCACTGGGATAGATGGAATCGACAATTTATTAAACGGAGGGTTAGCAAAAGGTGAGTTAGGTGTTATCTTAGCACCGACAGGTGTTGGTAAAACAACGATACTAACTAGGTTTGCAAATACAGCTTTTAATATGGGGTATAATGTTTTACAAATATTTTTTGAAGATAATCCTAAAATTATACAAAGAAAACATTTTACATGTTGGACCGGGATAGAACCCCAAAAACTAAGTGACAATAAAGAAATAGTACTTTCTAAGGCTGATGAGATGAAAAAAAATGGTGGTAAGTTAATATTAAAGAAGTTAGCATCTGACGAATTTACCATCGCTCAAATTAAAAACCAAATTAGAAAAATAACAGCAGAAGGTACCACCTTGGATATTGTAGTTTTAGATTATATAGACTGTGTTATACCAGATAGAAGTTATAACGATGAGTGGAAAGGTGAAGGTTCTGTTATGAGAAAATTTGAAGGTATGTGTCATGAGTTAAATTTAGTTGGGTGGACCGCAGCACAAGGTAATAGGTCATCTATATCGTCTGAGGTGGTAACAACAGACCAAATGGGGGGCTCCATTAAAAAAGCTCAAGTAGGTCATGTCATAATTTCAGTGGCAAAAACATTACAACAAAAAGAATTGGGGTTAGCAACTATCGCTATTACTAAATCTAGATTGGGTCAGGATGGTATTATATTTGAAAATTGTACATTTAACAACGCCACTTTAGAAATAGACACCCAATCAACACAAACCTTCTTAGGTTTCGAAGAAGACAAAACACAAAGAAATCGAAAAAGAGTAATGGATGCTCTTGAAAGAAGAGAAAAAGTATTAAATAAATAAAATAAAAATAAAAATATGGAAATTTCGAATAAAATTTTATCGGATATTACTGTCTACATGAAGTACGCAAAATATCTACCAGAACTAGAAAGAAGGGAGACTTGGGAAGAGTTGGTAACTAGGAATAAAAACATGCACATAAAAACTTACCCAAAGTTAAAAGAGGAAATAGAAGAAAAGTATAAATTTGTCTACGACAAAAAAGTACTACCATCAATGAGGAGTATGCAGTTCGGGGGTAAACCGATTGAAATATCCCCAAATAGAATTTATAACTGTGCGTACATGCCACTTGACCATATAGATTCTTTTTCAGAATGTATGTTTCTATTATTAGGTGGAACTGGTGTAGGTTATTCAGTTCAAAAACACCATGTAGCTAAACTACCAGTTATATCCAAACCATATCCAAAAAGAAAGAGGAGATTTTTAATTGGAGATTCTATTGAAGGTTGGGCCGACTCAATTAAGGTTTTAATGAAATCATACATGAATGGTGGTGGGTCTAGAGTGGAGTTTGATTATACGGATATTAGAGCCAAAGGTGCGAGATTAATTACCTCAGGAGGGAAAGCCCCAGGACCTCAACCATTAAAAGAATGTTTAGTTAAGATTGAGGGTATATTATTAGAAAAAGAAAATGGGGACCAATTAACCACATTAGAAGTCCACGATATTGTGTGTCATATAGCAGATGCTGTATTAGCTGGTGGTATTAGAAGAGCAGCCCTTATATCACTATTTTCAGCGGATGACGACTCTATGATTGGTTGTAAAACAGGTAATTGGTGGGAATTAAACCCCCAAAGAGGTAGGGCAAATAATTCAGCTTGTTTGATGAGACATAAAATAACTAAAGAGTTTTTTATGAACCTTTGGAAACGTGTTGAATTATCAGGAGCAGGTGAACCAGGTATATATTTAAACAACGATAAAGATTGGGGAACTAACCCATGTTGTGAAATAGCGTTAAGACCTTACCAGTTTTGTAATTTATGTGAAGTAAATGTGTCGAACATAGAATCACAAGAAGACTTAAATGAAAGAGTAAAGGTCGCAGCTTTCATCGGAACACTTCAAGCGGGGTACACGTCTTTTCATTACTTAAGGGAAGTTTGGCAAGAAACAACGGAAAAGGACGCTTTAATTGGTGTCTCAATGACTGGTATAGGTAGTGGTAAAGTTTTAAATTACGATACAAAAAAAGCTGCTAGTTTAGTTAAAAGAGAAAATACTAGAGTTTCTAAATTGTTAGATATTAATCCAGCAGCTAGAACAACTACGGTAAAACCAGCTGGAACAACATCATTAACTTTAGGGACTTCGTCTGGTATTCATGCATGGCATAACGATTATTATGTTAGGAGGGTTAGAGTTGGTAAAAACGAAGCTATTTACACTTACTTAAACCTACACCACCCAGAACTAGTCGAAGATGAGTACTTTAGACCACATGATACAGCGGTTATTTCTGTACCACAAAAAGCACCTAAAGGGGCTATTATGAGAACAGAGTCCCCATTTGATTTATTGGAAAGAGTTAAAAAAATCGCAACAGAATGGGTTAGAAGTGGACATAGAAAGGGTTCTAACTCACACAATGTTTCAGCTACAATTTCATTAAGAGACCACGAATGGGACCCAGCTGGGGAGTGGATGTGGGAAAATAGAAAACACTATAATGGACTTTCCGTATTACCCTACAATGGTGGGACATACACACAAGCTCCATTTGAGGATATAACAGAAGAAAAATATGAGGAAATGATGAAATCTTTAACAGATATTGATTTAACTAGGGTTATAGAACTAGATGATAATACTGATTTAAGTGGTGAGTTAGCTTGTTCTGGTGGACAATGTGAGATAGATGTGGATTTAAAATCTTTAGAAAAAGAAAAAGAATTAAACGATATATAGGTTTACTAAAAAATAAGTAAAAGAGGTTAGAGATGAAAAGAAATGATGATTGGATTAGTGAATTACATTATAAAGAATTTGTTAAACCAAAACTACAACCAGAAGATTTTTATTGGAAGAACGGTACTATGGTTATGACTGAACAATATCATAAAAAAAGGGGTAGTTGTTGTGGTAATGGGTGTAAACACTGTCCTTTTTGGCCACAGCACCTTAAGTTAAATAAAGAACTTAGAAGTGATATTTATAATAATGATGGAGGACCTAATTAAAAAAATATTAAGAGAAGAGTCTTATTGGCAACCAGAAGATGATAGAAAATGGGAGTTATTAGATAAAGATGTAAAATATGTTGTTGAAAGACTTATTGAACGTCATAAATCTAACTGGGGTGGAGACCAATACGCTGTAATATCAGCTATAGAGGAAATTATAAACGGTATGTTCCAAAGAGTCGGAAGATAATCTAAACTACAGTATTTATTTAATATGACAATAGCTAGAGAAAGATACGGTATAGCTTTTCCCTTCCAAGACAGTGATAGTGGATTATTTTTAAAAACAACCACTTCTGTTGCTGAAGAAACTAAAGCTGATTTAATACACCTTATATTAACAAGAAAGGGGTCAAGGTATTTTTTACCTGATTTTGGTACAAGACTTTACGAATACATATTCGAACCATTAGACAGTACTACATTCCAAGCTATAGATTCAGAACTTAGAGACGTGATAAAAAAATACGTATCTAATGTAATAGTAAATGAAATAAAAATTGAGAGTCTGGAAGATGTTAGGGAAAATGATAAAAAAATTAATGAATCTAATCACCCATCTATAATGGCTAAAGAAAGTCCCCTAGACACAGATTTAGATGATAGGATTTATAGGGTCGCTGGGGATGGTACTGAAGAATATACAGCTAAAATTTTTATTGATTATAGCATAAAAGATGATGTCTTTGGTACTAGAGACTTTATTATTATAAATTTATAATATGGCAGAGAAAAAAATAGCTTATACAGAAAGAGATTTTTTAGGTTTAAGAAATGAACTACTAAGGTTAACTAACATATACTACCCAGATTTAATTAAAAACGCTAATGACTCCTCAATCTACTCGGTTTTTTTAGATTTAAACGCTGCTGTAGCTGACAACCTCCATTTTAATATTGATAGAACTTTCCAAGAAACCGTTTTAGGGTTTGCCCAAGAAAGAAGTTCAATATTTAATATAGCTAGAACCTACGGTCTTAAAATACCGGGAAATAGACCATCACTTACACTTTGTGATTTTTCTATTGTAGTACCAGCTAGAGGTGATAAAGAAGATGCACGTTATTTAGGTTTTTTAAGGAGGGGAGCTCAAGTAAGGGGTGGTGGTCAAGTTTTCGAATTATCAAACGACTGTGATTTTTCATCACCATATAATGTTGAGGGTGTTGTTAATAGAACTAAAATACCTAATTTAAACGCTAATGGTATTATACAAAATTATACCATAACAAAAAGAGAAGTTGTGGTAAACGGTGTTACAAAAATATTTAAAAAAGAAATTACAGATATTGACAGTAAACCATTCTTTAAATTATTTTTACCTGAAAGAAACGTATTGGGGGTTACCTCGATAATACAAAAAGAGGGTTTGGGTTACACAACACTACCATCATCTTTAGAGTTTATAACAGCTAAAGAAAATAAGTGGTACGAAGTAGACGCTTTAGCGGAATCAGAAATTTTTGAAATAGACCCAAGTACACCATCTGACGAACCAGGAATGAAAGTGGGAAAATATATTAACACAGATAATAGATTTGTTAGTGAATTTACACCAGAAGGTTTCTTTTTCTTAACTTTTGGTAATGGTAATAATAGGTCACAAAAATTACTAGACGAATTTTCTAAATATGGTGTTAATGTTAACCTAAATAAATTTATGAATAACATTTCTTTAGGTTCAGCCGTTAGAGGAAATACTACACTTTTTATACAATATAGGGTAGGTGGTGGTAAGGCTTCTAATTTAGGAGCTGGAGCTATAAATTCTTTAGGTGTTGTAGATTTTGTAGTTTCTGGTCCTGTATCTCTAATTAATAGTAGTGTTTCTAATAGTTTACAAGTTACTAATATTACATCAGCAATTGGTGGGGACGACCAAATGTCAACCGAAGAGGTTAGGAATTACGTAACTTTTAATTTTGCAGCACAAAATAGAGCTGTCACCATAAATGATTATGTAGCTAGAACTAGAACTATGCCAGCTCAGTACGGTGCCGCCGCAAAGGTTGGTGTTACCGAAATAGAAAATAAAATAAAAATTAGTTTATTGTCCTACTCACCGGAAGGTTCACTTACATCAAACGTAAGTTCAACACTTAAAAATAATGTAGCTGAATATCTTTCTAATTATAGGATGATAAATGATTATATAGAAGTTACTTCAGCTAATGTTATTGATATTAGTTTAGATGTTGATGTTGTAATAACTAATGATGTGAATCAAAGTCAAGTTGTGGGTAATGTTATAAGTACAACTAAAGACTTTTTTAATATAGATTCGAACGAGTTGGGTCAAACTATTAGTCTAAGTCAATTATATGGTAAAATTTCTGAACAACCAGGGGTTTTAAATGTTATAGATATCAGAGTCTTTAATGAATTTGGTGGGACATATTCAGATTCACAAACATCCCAACCATACATGGCTCAATCATCTACCAACCCATCTAATAATAGAATAAATGTTATGGACCAAACATTATTCTTCTTACCGGATGAAATACCACAAATTAAGTACCCGGATGTTGATATACGTGTTAGAGTAAAACAAATAGATAGGCCAAACTTCTCCTAATTATTTACATAATTTGGTTAGGAGTGTATTTTTGATTTTACAATAAGAAGTATTTATCATATAAACACATCTAATGCTAAAAAAATTAAGAGTAAGAACTGAAATTGGTGTAGATAAGGAAGTTACCTTTGATTTAAACCAAGATTTTGACTTATTAGAGATTCTAAGTTTAAACCTACATCAGACAGACGTATACCCAAAAGACTGTTCAGAGTTTGGGGTTGTTTGTGGAAGAGTTTTAATAAATGGGGGGTTTGGGTTACCAAATGCGAAAATTTCTATTTTTATCCCACTAGATGATGTAGATGCTGAAAATCCACAGATAAAAGAATTATACCCTTATAAATCACAAAACTCTAGAAACGAAGATGGATACAGGTATAACTTACTACCAACATCGGCTAGTTATACAGGGCACCTACCAACAGGAAGTTTTCCAGATGTTGATGACGTACTTCTAACCCCATCAGTTAAGCATGTTTACCAAAAATATTACAAATATAACGCTAAAACAAATGATGCTGGTGATTTTATGATTTATGGTGCACCTTTGGGTGAACAATCATTAATTATGAATGTAGATTTATCTGATATAGGTTGTTTTTCTATGGTTCCAGAAGATTTTAAATTACAAGGATTTCCAGAAAGTGATTTTAATGGGGCTGCATTTAAAACTGGTTCTAATTTAGATTCTTTACCACAAATAATAATGATGTCAAAATCTATAGATGTTAGACCATTGTGGGGTGACGACGATTCTGGTTGTGGAGCTTCTATTACTAGAGCTGATTTTGATTTAAGAGACATGGGGGCTATAGAAATAAAACCGACAGCCGTATTTATGGGTTCTGTAGCTTCAGATACTGAAAAGAATTCTGTAAATAAACAATGTAAACCTAAAAGAAAAATGGGTGAATTGTGTAGTTTAGTCCCACAACCTGGTACTCTAGAGTCTGTAAGGTTTACACCTTTCTGGAAAAAAGAAGCCAGACCAAGTGGGTTTACTACGAACCCAGATGTTATAGAAGAAATACCTGTTTTAGAAAGATTTGATATTAATGGTGGTTTTACAATAGATGATAATGGTGCTTGGTTGGTTAATGTACCTATGAATTTAGACTATGTTATAACAAACGAATATGGGGAAAGAGAGTTGTCACCAGACCCAACAGTAGGAATACCCACAAAGGGTAAATATAGGTTTAGGGTAAAACCTTTAGAAACTACCGGTAGTGCAAGACAAAGAAGGAGAGCTGCTTTTTTAGTGCCACAAATAAAAGAGTATTACACCATGGAAAACATGCCTTTTACATTACCAGGAATCCCAGCTGGGTCAATTAATATAAACACTGTAGTACCTGAAACTTATTATTTTGGAGTTAATTACTTCAAGTATCCAGAACCTTCTATAAATATGGGTGAAATTATTGCTTGTCAAGATGTGTTTTACGAATTTAGTTATGGTAGGGCTTATGCCGTTTCCCAATTCCATAACAAATGGAAAGCTAGACCTAAAGATTCTTTTCTTGGTATAAAAGAAATATCCCCTAGAGAAGAAGATGATTGTGGTGGTCAAGCTGTTAAATTCCCAATAAATTCAGCAAACAAAAATACG